GAGGCGGGAGCAATGGTAGCGGCAGCTGTCGCTATAGGGCGACGAGACCCTGGGGTTCAAAGGTGGATTGACGAGAATGGGCTAGACTCCGGAGCCTTCAACAAAGACCCTGGGCGGATATGCTGCGTGTCGCTGACCTCGAATGAATCGATACGAGTGCAGAGGCCCAAGATTAAACAATTCTTACCAGCGGGCACCCATTGGAAAAACCAATTCGGAGGCGGAGAGGCAGTCGCTCAATTGCCAAATGGCGGCGTGGTGCTTTTCAAGACTGTCGACCAAGGTGCTCGAAGCTTTCAGGCTGACGCGTGGGACCTGTGCTGGTTCGACGAAGACCCAGAAGATCAGGCGTGCTTCAATGAGGCCAGGATGCGTCTGGTGGACAAGAGGGGCTTCTGCTATGTGACGATGACCCCGTTACGTGGGTTGACCTGGATCTGGGAGCGATTCGTCAGGGACCCCGAACCGGGCACGCTGTGTAAATGGATACACGGTGAGGACAACCCGTATATTCCAAGAGATGAGCTTGAGCAGATACTGAGAAGTTACGGTCCACACGAAAGGGCCGCCCGTGCTCGTGGCGAGTTCACCGTCCTCGAAGGAAGAGTCTACCAGGACTGGAGGCGTGGCCTGCATGTGGTTGAAGATGTGGACGTACAAGACCATTGGACCCGATATGCCTCGATCGACTTTGGCACGCGAAACCCATTCTGCTGCCTCATGGCTGTGGTCGACCCAAAAGACGACACGCTGTATATCCTCGATGAGCACTACCGCTCCGAGTGGACTCTGAGCAGGCACGCTAATGCTATGCGAGACATGTTCGAGAAGCATGGCTGGCCTGAGCAGATCGTGGCCGACCCTGAAGACCGCGGATCTCGCCTGTCCCTATCGACAGAGCACAACATGCCGACGATCAAAGCGAAGAAAGAGATACGGGCAGGAGTCAACGCGGTGGCTGAGCGGCTGGCTCCAGATGCCAATGGCACGCCGCACATATATGTGCATGCCAGATGTCGAAACCTAATTCGCGAAATCGAGTCGTACATTTGGGACCAGAAGCGAGGACGATCCAGCGTCAATGACAAAGATGTGCCAGCGAAGGTCAACGATCATGCTATGGATGCGTTGAGATACCTATGCTTCCACATCAAACGAAGCATTATCGTGACAGGATAAAGGAGCGACTATGACAAAAGCAGCAAAAAGCCCATGGGGGCAGGACAGCCTGTATTCGAGCAAGGACCAGACTTGGCGCACCCCGCAGTGGCTGTTCGACCTGCTTAACGAGAGGTATAGCTTCGAGTTGGATGCAGCGGCATGTGCAGACAGTACGCTATGCAAAGAGTACTTCGACAGGGATGCGCTCGAATACGTTACGTGGCCAAGACACAGGATATGGCTCAACCCACCATATGGTCGAAACGTAGGCAAGTGGGTAGCCAAAGCCAGAGAGGAAGCAGAGCGCGGCAAGATAGTGGTGGTGCTAATCTTCGCTCGAACTGACACCGCTTGGTGGCACGATCATGCAATGAAAGCCACAGACATCTACTTTATTCGGGGCAGGGTGAAGTTCAAGAAAGGGCAAGAGGAAGTGGGGCCGGCGCCTGCACCGTCAGCAGTTCTGGTATTCAATGGCAAGCACATCGAGGGATCGAGCCCGCGGGTGCATGCGATAGTTCAACCGTGACACAAACCTGTCGCTCTGCTATGTTCGGCACATGAACGAAGATGCCATTACCGTCCGGCCCACGCTCTTCACCCGCATATTGCGGTCTATAGGACTGCTGCCGTCGGGCGAAGTGGAGTTCGTCGCTGGTGCTGATTATGCAGCTGCACAGCCCGCATCTCCGCAGTACCCCAAAGGCGACGCGCTGTCAGCATACGCTGCGTTCCCTTGGGTGTATGCCTGCATGGATGCGATCGCGTCAGACCTTGCCGGGTTGCCGTTGGTCGTCATCCGTGGAAAGGGGGAAGACGCAGAGCGGATCGATAATCACCCTGTGCTGGAGCTATTGCAGAACCCGTCTACCAGGGTATCCGCAAACCTCTTCAGAAAGCAGCTGGTGACCGACTATGTGCTCACTGGTGATGCGTATGCAGTCATCGCTGGAGATTCGGTACCAATGGCTCTGCTCAGGATGGTCCCGCAGAGGGTAATGGTCAAACCGTGGGCAGATGGCCAGCCGAGCCAGTACGTATATGACTCTGGCACAGGGGAAAGGGTATACCAGTGGGAAGAGGTGCTGCACATTCGCTCTCCATCTTGGGAGGATGACCCCAGCAACCTATTCGGCACCGGTTCGATTCGACCGCTGGACCATGACCTTCGCACAGAGCTTTCGGCTCTCAAGTCGGCAGAAGAGACAGCGAAGACTGGGAGACCGTCTGGCATTATCTCCCCATCGGAAGACGGGGACAGGTGGAGTGCGGAGCAGGTCAAGCGGATACGGGAAGGGTACCAGAAGCAGCTTGGCGGGCAGTCTGGCGTTTTGATCTTGGGAGGCGCCGCACGATTCGATTCGCTCAGCATGACCCCGCGGGACTTGGAATTCACGCAGCAAAGGCAGCTGACGAGAGAGTCGACGCTTGCGGTGTTCGGCGTTCCGCCTACCCGGGTGGGTCTCCCTTCAGCGAACTATGCCACTGCAAGAGAGCAGAGCCGGATCTACTGGCAGAGCCTTCAGGCACGAGCTTCATTCATCGACGTAGAGTTTACCCGCTTGGCGAAATCGTTCGGGGCGGGCGACGATGTTAGAGTCGAGCACGACTTTGGAGCGGTAGAAGCCTTGCAGGAGACCCGTAACGAGCGTGTAGCTCGCGTGCGTCAATGGTGGGACATGGGGCTTAGTCTTGCGGACGCTGCAGCTTATGAGGGCTTCGAGGACCTGCCAGAAAGCGAAAGCTTTGGCTTTGGTGGGCCAGAGCCCGAACCCGAGCCCGAGGTAGACCCAGAGGCAGAAAGGGAGGAGGCGGAAGCGGAGGCTGTGCGGTCTCTGCTGGGTGAGGGCATTATTACTCGTGCTCAAATCTTCGAGCGGTATTATGACCCATCGCTTTCAATCGATGACTACCCGGTGCCGGAAACGAGGGAAGAGCGGGTCACCGTTTGGCGATCGTACATAGATAGATTGCACAAGCCGGCCGAGCGGGCATTCAGGCTTACCATGCGAACCTTTCTTCGAGACCAGCAGGGCAGGATCGTGCGAAGGCTGTCGGCTGTCGGCAGAAAGTCGATGTCTGGCTCAGTCACTCGAAGCTTGACAGATCAAGAGATGCAAGCAGTGCTGGATGAAATGGAAGAACTGGCAAAGCTTGACGCCGCTGTCAGACCGATAGTCAAGGCAGTGGCAGCTAGCAGCTTCGAGATTGCAAAAAGGCAGCTTGGCTCCGCAATGGCTGGCGTCAAGTGGGACCCGGTACGAAGGGAAGAGCTGACCGAGACTGAAATCAAGAGGCTTGCTCAGCTAGTAACGAAGACGACGATGCAGGAAGTACAAGCCACAGTATCGAAGGGGCTTGACGAAGGCTTGCCTATTCGAGATATCGCGAAGCGGCTGGAGCAGTCGCATACCTTTAGCGGGCCCAGATCGATGATGGTGGCTCGAACAGAAGCCACTCGATTGACTAATGCGGCGGCGCTGTCAGCAATGGAGGAAGCTACCGAGCTGGGCTTAACGGTCTGGAAGATGTGGGACACGGCTGGCGATGGTCGGGTGAGAGACTCCCACATTGAGCTTGACGGGGCGACGGTGCTGTCGGATGGGCTATTCAACACCAGCTGGGGGCCGATTCGCGGGCCCGGGTTGAGTGGCGATCCATCATTCGATATCAACTGCCGATGCAATTTGCTTCAGTATATCGACAAGGAAGAGGCGGACGAGGAAGCGGCGAGGCGAACCGATGAAGACAACCCAAGGGAGTGGTGACAGTGGACAATGACAACGTGATCATCCGGAGGGACGGAAAAGCCGGACCCTCCTCGCAGGTGGAGAAAAGCGAAGGGGGAGACCGTGGGCTCACCAGGGTGGTGGCGTCGTCACCGTCTCCGGACCGTTACAACGACATTGTAGATCCGAGCTGGAACCTGGAAAGGTATAAGGCGAACCCGGTGGTGCAGTGGGCTCACGATTACTCGCTGCCACCTGTGGGGCGGGTGGAGAGCTTGGAAATTGTAGAGGGCTCGCTAATTGCCGACATTCGATGGGACGAAGAAACTGAGCTCGGCAAAACGGTTGCGAGCCAATTTCGGCGCGGGTATCTGTCAGCGGTTTCCGTGGGCTTTGCTCCGGGAACGGTTACTCGCAGATCTGAACTTGATGACGAAGACCCGTACAAAGGCGAATCGGGCAACGTATATCGCAATCCGGAATTGCTGGAGATCAGTGCAGTACCCATACCCGCGCACGCTGGAGCCCTGGCGATCCGGTCTATAGAGCAAGAGAAACAGCGTCACATCATCGCATTCGAAGAAAACGACAACACATATACCGTCACCTATGCTAAAGCAGAGGGCATGGAGCAGGAGGCCAAGCAGGCACCAGCTTCAAGCGTTATGCGACAGGTATTCGGCGAACACCCACTCACTTCACTTTTCGGGCAAGGCCCGTCTATTCCGGCCACAGAGGAGCCATCACAATGAGTAACGATCTACCAGATCTGAGCACCCCAGAACAGGCGAAGCGTGTCCTGACCGAAGTACACCGCGCTGCGCAAGAACTACGTGACAACAACGGGAAGCTGCGGGCAGACATCGATGCGATGGCATCAGATCTCAAAGCGGCACAAAAAGCTCTCGTGGAAGCACGGACCACCCAGGCGCGACCATCGCCTGCCGACTCAGAGCTGGGTCGGTATGTAGACCAGAAGGGTATCCGTTGGACCGGTCGCGAGAATGCTCAAGGCGTCTACCTCAACGGACTGCTCGATGACGATACGAACAACGAGTGGCAGCAGGACTTCCAGAAGGCTTGCGAAGACTTCAACTTGATGCAGACCGCTATGGGCGGAAAGGTGCCGCAAAAGGCCCAGGCCCGACTGAAGCACCTCATCAAGCAGGCTCCCGACGTCATTCAGAAGGCTTTTGACTCTCAGGCAGGCAGCGGTGGCGAGTTCATTCCCGCCCCGGTGCTCCCCATGCTGGAGCGAGAAGTGGTTGTGCGTGCAAACGTGATGAACCTCTTCCAAGAGATCGCCGTAAGCAGCAACTCGCAGACCCTTCCGATCGTATCGGCTGGACTTCGCCCCTACCTCAAGGGAACGGTCACCAGCGATAACCCTGCACAGTTCGAGCCCTCCAGCTTGACCACTGCAGAGCGCACCATCGCACCCAAGGGAATGGCTGTCCGCGTGGTGGTGGACGATGATGCCAGCGAAGACGCAATCTTCGACATGTTGCCGATGCTTCGCGAGGAAGCGGTTACCGCTCTTTCCTATGGTATCGATGACTGCATTATCAACGGTGACACAGCTGCCAGCCCTGCTGATAGCTATGCATCGTGGGACGCTCGCGGGCTGTGGGGGTCCTCTTCTGGTGGGTCTATCGACCATCGCAAAGCTTGGATCGGCCTTCGCGCCCGAGCAAACGATGTGTCGAATACCACGAACCGTTCGACCTTCAGCTATGCCACCTTTCTGACTGATATCGGGAGCCTCGCTGCCCCCCGTGGACTTGGCGGAACTGAGGGCGAGCTTGTGGCTGTGATGTCGCCAGAGGCATACTTCGCGAACGTGGCTGGCCTGGAGCAGGTTGCTACTCTCGAAAAGTACGGGCCCGGTGCCAGCATCATGCAGGGCGAGATTGCCCGGCTCGGAGGGGCTCGCGTTGTGCTTTCCGACTTCGTTACTGCTGACCTCAATGCCAGCGGAAACTATGACGGAACCACCACCACGAAGAGCGGAATCTTGCTTCTGAATGCTTCGCGATTCAAGATGTACACTCGCCGTGGCCGACGTGTCGAGCTTCAGCGGGACGCAACCCGTGGCATCACCCATGTGATTTGCACATGGCGTGGGCAGTTTAAGCCGCTTGGCTCTTCCTCCACTAAGGACGTCCACTGGGCGTACAACATGGGCACCTGATAGGAGATCCCCACAATGAGCAATCAAGCAAAATGCATTCTACAGTGCCGGCTGTCTGAAACGACTGCCGGAACCGCCGAGGACCACTACATCGCTATGCCATACGCTGGCGAGTGGAAGTTGAGCGCGGCCTATTTCACCCCGAACGCAGCAGTAAGCGTTTCTGGCAATACCAATCAGGTAGCCCTGCAAGTCAAGCAAAGCTCGACGGCAGTCGTTACCTCGCAAAGCGTCCAGGCCAGTGGCACTGGTAGCCTTGTCGCTGGAACTAAGCTGACTTTTGCTATTCCGGCTTCTGCTGGGGCTTCGCTTGAGTTCGGGCAGGGAGATGTGCTGCACGTCGACATCGACAAGACCAGTTCTGGATACGCAGTGACTGGCGACTGGACGTTTGCTTTCGACCAGATCGTGAGCTGATGAAGAAAGGGGCCCGGCTTATTGTAGTACGGTCGGGCCCATTTCACCCGATGCACAGTAGCCCCCTCCGTCCTACTGTGCATCGGGCATTGCTCAAAAGCAATAGAGCGGAGGACGAACCACAGAGGCAGGCTACGGATGGCACTCACAACTGCGGCAACCGTACGGAACTACATCCGAGCCCTCACCGGGACCGGTGAAGATACTCTGCTCGACACGCTGATCGCTCGATTCGATGACGTAGCTTCAGCATATTGCGGCTTCCCGGTCAACTCGAACCAGAGCACGTTCGAAAACAATACCTACACGCATTATTTCGATGGGGACGGCACGGACGTGCTTTACCTGCGGGTGGTCCCGGTCAACACGATCACAAGTGTGCATGTCGACGTAGACAGAGACTATGGCTCATCGACGTTGGTGGATTCGTCCGATTATGCGATCGACACGGCTCTGGGGCTTTTGCTTTTGAACACGGATTCTACGCAGGGGGCATTCAACAGGGGCTATAGGTCGGTCAAGGTAGTTTACACAGCAGGGTATACAACTATTCCGGATGGAATCGTGCATGCCTGCGGCATCCAGGTCAACCACTGGTACATGAACCGAGACACCATCGGCAAGACCAGCATTAACCAGAACCAGTCTAGCATCGCGGTGCGATCACTTGAGCTGCTGCCGAGCGTTCGGCAGGCACTTGGCCCGTACCGGATTGCGGGAGAAGCTGGGGGCTGGCTTGGCTAGTATCACGCTACAAGAATTCGCTGACCGCATGAAGCAGGCAAGCTCGCCTGCTGGAATTGAGAAGGCTCTGAACCAGCTCATGGCTGGCATGGCGATCAAGGGCAAGACCTACGCTCAGCAGAACTACGGCAAGAATGGGCTGGGCGTAATCACCGGCAATCTTAAACGTTCGATAATGGGCAGAGCGTTGGCGTCGCAGGATGGAATTGGAATTCTATTGCAGGCCGGAAACCGCATGGAGGTTAAGTACGCAGCTCAGCATGAGTTCGGGCTGACCGTGGGTGGTCGGAAGTACAAGAAGCGCCCGTACATTAGCCCAGCTATTGCATACCTGCGGAAAGAGCTGCCGGACGATATTCGGGACGTAGTTAAGGCAAAGGTGCTGGGTAGCCCGATGGTGAAAGTTTGAGCCGCGAACGAAACATCGTGGCTCGAATCAAGAGCAACCTAGAAGGCATCAATGGGTCCTCTGGGGGATATACCTATGACCTGTCGGGCGGGGACCAAGTAATTGTGGGCGACCAGTTCAACCCCATCCGATTGCCCTGTGCTTATGTTTTTGTGGGCAGCACGCAAACAGCGCAGACTGCTGGCAGGACAATACTGGACCAGTACGATCGGACCATGACGGCATTTGTGGTCGGCTTCGTACAGGCAAGCAACGATAGCCCTGGGGAGCTAATGCTCAGGGCGCTCGACTTCCAGAGCGACATTATGAAGTGCCTTGAAGCAGATCGGGGTTTGAACAACTATGCGGACGATCTGGAGATAGCAGGACAGACCTATAGAGGGGCTGAGCTGGACCTGCCGTCGCTTGGCATTGCCGCTCTGGAAGTTCGAGTCTTTTACAGACAGGATGCGGGGACGGGCACATGAGTTGGTACGACACAGCGTGGAAGTACAGGGAGGCCATCGCAGTAGATAACAGCGCGGGCAGTGGCACGACCATCGATGTGCAGGTGACGGTACCGGTGCATTGGAGCCACTTCTGGAGCACCATCGAGTCGGATGGGCACAGCGTTAGATTTACCCAAAGCGATGGCACGACGATAGCGGCTTACAATCGGCAGACCTGGACATATGCGGACAAATCCGCTGTGTTTCAAATCGATTCAATCACAGCCATAGCAAATCAGACGACTGTGATCTACATGTACTGGGGCAATGCGAGTGTCGGAGATGGGGACAGCTCACCCACGATCAGCAGCGCGAAGACTGGCGAAATCGAAGTGGGCAGGCCTGTTGCCCCCATAGTCGCGGCAGGCTTAGATAAATATGGTGCTTCAAACCCGACCGCCAGATTCCAGAAGACGACTGCCGAGGTGCTCGACGTATGGGTTGACTGTCGTGCCATGCTCGCGCCACGTCTAGTCGCTAATGCTGGATCCATGCGCTACGAAGAGCTTCACTCGATCAACTTTGATGTAGAAGCCAATGGCTCGTCGCAATCTGCTATGTTTGAGGAGAGCAAGACTCGTGTAATAGATCCGGGTTGGATCCGGGTTCGAGTAAAGGCTGGCTCAACTGGAACGGCATACACTATTATTCCCAAGATCACCACCTCACTCGGCAGGGTCATCGAGGCCAGAGCCGTTATGAAAGTCGTCAACACTAACGAAGCATAGGAGGCCGAGATGGCCGTTTACCTCGGAAGAAACTCACAGATCATATTCGGCGAAGAGTCGACGTGGGGCACAGCGGCAAGCTTGACCAACTCGCGACCGTTGGCTTCTGCATCGTTGGCAAGGAACGTCACGATCGTCCCACGTCCAGACCTGCTTTCGGATGCTGGATCTGCAATGCGCAGAGGGCATTACCAGTCGGAAGAAAGCATGACGGGCTCCTTTGAGATTGCAGCCACCTACGAGAACATCGGCATGCTTATCAAGCACGCTCTGGGCTCTCTGGCCACGACTGGAAGCAGTGACCCCTACTCGCACACCTACACGCTTGCCGAGGCTCTGCCTACCGGGCTGACCATGAAGCTTATCCGTGGCACGAGTGGCGTGGGCGAGACGTTTGAGGGTGTGAAGCTTTCATCGATGACAATGAGCATCAGCGCGGGCGAGTGCATGATGCTTTCCTTCGATGTGATCGGCCAGACTGGCACAGCCAGAGCTTCCGCCAGCCTCGGCAGCGTGGGGTCAGCTGAAAACCTGATTCATCATCACCATGCTGGGCAGTTCACCTTCAACTCGGTCGCCTATGACCTGCGCTCGCTTAGCATCACCGTGAACAATGCTATCGATCGCAGGCAGTTGCTGGGCTCTGTGCTGACTAAGGAGCCGGTGCGTACCGACTTCATGAGCGTAGAGGTCTCCTTCGAGCTAGAGGCTGTTGACACGCTTTACGCAGCGATGGTGGCTAATACCCAGTCGGATGCCACCATCACTTTTACCCACCCGACGGTTGGGAACAGGGATATGGCGATCACTCTTCAGAACTTATACCTAACAGCAGCAGATGACAGCATCAGCGATGCCGGCATTGTGTCGGTATCCTGCACTGGCGTATGCGAATCAGATGGCACCGACGAGGGGCTGAAGATCGTCATGCGCAACGGTGATTCAACCGGGGTTGGAAACTGACCCTACTCGCGAAGGAGCGACCAAACCATGTCCATAGCAAAACTGATATCAGACAATAGCCTCAAGGCAGTAGAGAGCGGAGGACTCCATTGGAAGATCCGCCGAATCAAATCGAAGGACCTCATGCGTGCAGGTATCGCAACCCTGGTGCACCTTGTGCCGGATGACCTCATGAGCGTCGCTGGCACAGGAGGCACAGAGGAGGATGTGAGGCAAAAGCTGGAGGCCACCTACACGTCGAAGCTTGCCAGCATGACTGATGCTCAGCAGGCACGACTGTATGACTCGCTTGATGCGGTGGTATGCGCTGGAGTGGTGGAGGCGTCGCAAGATGGGCAAGCGTGGGAGCCGATTCGGTTCACCATGAAAGACAAAGAGCACAATCCGGAGAAGGGTGTGCTGCTTGTCGAGAGCCTGCCCAACCAGACAAGGCAAGAGCTGGCGAACGAGATCCAGGCCCACAGCCGGAATGCGGAGGACGTGGATACGGTTGCCACGTTTCGCGAAGGAGGCTGAGCTGGCCATCGTGGTGGATAAGATCGCGCGACGATATGGCATGAGCCCAGCAGACGTTATCGATATGTCCAGCTGGGAGATGACCATCTGCCTCATCTGCATCACCCACGCAGACAAAGCAAAAGCTGATATGGTGCAAGCAGCACGGAACAGCGCCGGCAATAAATCGCTGCTGCCGTTCCCTGTGCCTGTGCTCGACCTAGGAGATCTGTAATGGCAACAAACGTGGTGCAGATGGTCCTGAAGCTGCAGGACAAGGCAAGCAAAAGCCTTGGCAACATTGGCAAGGAGGCAAAAAAGACCACCGTCTCCGCAAAGGGCTTAGGGACTGCGTTTGCAGCCTTGGGTGCCGCTGCTGTGGCAGGTGCTGCTGCTTTTGTAAAGATGGGGCAAGAGGTCGCAGACGTCGTCAACGAGTTGAACGACATGAGCGTAGTTACCGGCATGTCGGTAGATACGCTGCACGACCTTCAGCTTATGGCGAGAGCGACGGGGCTTCAGATCGACGTGTTTCGCGAGGGGCTTCTCAAGTTCAGCGAAAGCATTGGAAGAGCCAAGGCGGAAGCCGGACCACTGGCTGAAGCGTTTGCTCAGCTTGGGCTCGACCCGAATGCTTTCAAGGACAACGATGATGCTTTGCGTCAGACCATGAAAGCGCTTGAAAAGATCGAAGACGTCAACGAGCGAAACCGGATCTCGATGCAGCTATTTGGCGGGGCTGCGGCCCATATGTCCAAAGCCATGCAGACTAGCATGTCAAAGGCAGCACAGGCACAGGAATTGCTCAACATTCGGCTGTCAGAGTCTACGGCAGAATCGGGACAGATGCAGGCTAGCCTGGGCCTGATGGAACAAACCCTGGACCACATGAAGGTCGCAGCCTTCAGTGCGTTCGCTGGACCCGGAGGCTTTGCGTCGGGCGTCGCGGTCGTCATCGGGGTCATCAAAGCAGTGGTGGAGTTGCTCACCCAAATGGGCAACGTAGTGCTTGGGCTGTTTAAGAGCATCGGCTATGCAGTCAACGCACTGGCATCGGCAGCAGAGGGGGACGCAGACTCTTTTTACTCTTACTCAGAGAAGGCGTCGGAAGCGAACAAGCAGATGTGGGAAGGCATGGTTAAGCTCGCGCTGCCGTTTGCTGAGGGCTCGTGGATTGACGTGGGCGTCAAGGGTGCACTGGACTTTGAGGAAGCGGTGGCTGTCCTGACAAGCGGACAAAAGAAAGCAACGGCAGAAGGGAGGAAAGCGGCCTCTACTTATTCAAAGGCGTCGCAAGAAGCGGAAAAGTACAAGGACGAACTGCTCGGAGTGGCTCGCGCCGCATCGGCACTCAGCGGTTCGCAACTTATGTCAGCAGGGCAGCGGTACGCTCCAGACGATTATGTGGTCGGAGTGCCTAGAACCAAGGCTGAAGAAAACCAGCAAAAGATCAAAGCGTCGCAGTACATTGCTGGACTTTACGAATCAGCTCTGAGCGAGGCGGCAGACGCGGTTGAGGGATCGACAGGATTCAAGAGCATGCAGGACATTCTCTTGATGATGGTTGACACCGGCGAGGGCAATATTGGCCTGTACTCAGCGCTGTCCGATGTGAAGATGCTGTCTGCAGAGTACGAAAGACTCAATGCGATGGATCACGAGGGAGCACGGCGGGCCCAAAAAATGTACAGGTTTGCCGTCGAGGAAGCTACCGAGCTAATGCTCAAACAGAACCCTATGCTGGCAGCTATGAAGGATGGCCGCGACTTGGTTTGGCATTCGGTTCAAGCTTATGGCTCTTACGGGGCTGAGCTGGCGAAGATGATGCAAGGGCAAACGAATTCATTCGTCGTGCTGGGTGAAGCGATGGACAGTGCCGGGGAGTCTTACAGGCAAATCGGCGAGGCTCAGGCTTACCTGGCAAAGAGTGGGCCAGAAAGTGCCGAAGATGCTGTGAGCAGGCTGACTGGGGAGGCGGAAGCTCTGGTCGCGGAATTGGACAGGCTG